TGTTCGTAACCCAATCGTTGATAAGGCTTCTTATCTCGAGCACTCAGTCCGCGCTTCACTCGGCAACGACCAATCAAAGATGTATGTTGCAGCAGCAGCAGACACAACAGACAACGCTGGTCTTGTACCAACTCGTCAACTTACTGAAGTTATCAACGGCATCTCAAACGCAGACCGCCCATTGATCGACTCAGTTTCAACAGGAACTCTTCCAGATGCAGGAATGTCTTTCGAGATTCCTAAAATCACAGTTGCTCCAACAGTTGCAATCGCAGCTGAAGGCGGAACACCATCAGAGACAGACCAGAACGCAGCGTTCGTAACTGTCGATGTTAAGAAGTACATCGGTCAGCAAACATTCTCACTCGAATTGCTAGATCGTTCATCACCAGCGTTCTTCGCTGAACTCGTACGCCAGATGGAATACGCATATGCTAAGGCTACAGATGCTGCAGTCGGCTCTGCGCTAATTGCAGGCGGAACAGACGGCGGAAACCGTACTCTTACAACAGGTGCTCTTGCAGCTGATTTCGTAGCGGATGCAGCAGTATCTATCTACGAGAACACACTCGGATTCGCGACAAACATCGCAGTATCTCCAGCACAATGGGGCGTTCTCATGGGCTTGGTCGATTCTTCAAATCGCCCAATCTTCCAGCAGACAATCAACCCACAGAACGCAGGCGGCACACTTACAGCAACAGCAGTTCGTGGAAACCTTCTCGGTCTGAACCTTCGCGTAGCTCGTAACCTTTCAGGTACAGGCGATAACTCAATGATTATCGTTAACCCAGATGCATACACATGGTATGAGAGTGCGCGACTTTCGCTCCAAACTAATTTAATTTCAACTGGACAGGTCCAGGTGGGTTACTACGGTTATGGCGCAATTGCTACCAAGATCGGCGCTGGCGCATACCGTTACATGGTTGCATAGTAAATAACTAATCATGGGGGGGCTGCTGCTCCCGGTGGCTCCCCCAGTCGTTTAATAGAGAGGATACAGAAATGGCATCGATAGTCACCGTAGCAGAGCTAAGGTCAATCCTTGGCGTCTCTGTATCCCTTTATAGTGACGCATATTTAACAGATGTAATCGATACAGCTGAGGCAGTAATCTTGCCTATGCTGGTCAAGTATTCAAGTCCCATCGATGTAGTCGCACTTCAAGATAACATCGCAACATATTATGTCCTTGGTGATAATAACTTTTCAGCGGGTCAGAGCGTAGTCATAACAGGCGTAGGCTCCCCATTTAACGGAACTTTTACCATTCTAGAATCAAGCAATATTGATTATGATTCTTTTATTCTACGATCTAATTCACGCATATTCTTGGATGGTTCTTACAGAGAATTTAACGGCTTCTTTACAGTAGCCCTAACCAATGCCGATATTACAGAGCGCAAGGTAATTCCTTCTGGCTTGGCAACACTATCTGGCGCAGCTACTTATGTAGGCAACAGCGCAGTCGAGTCAGCAGTCCTAGCCGTGTCAGTTGAAGTATTCCAATCTCGTATCGCTCCTGGTGGACAGATCGAGGGAATCGACTTTACTAATGTCAGCCCTTACCGCCTAGGGCGCAGTCTCTTTAACCGCGTATCAGGACTCTTAGGGGCATACATCGACACCGATTCAATGGTGCAATAATGCCTGCTTCAACAATCCTTGACACAGTACGCCAGCCTTTAGCAACAGCCTTTGCAAGCGTTGCGGGCAATGTCTATGCCTACGTTCCCGAGGCTCCCATGGTGCCTTTCGTAGTGACGGTTCCAGATTCACCGTACCTCGAATTGGAAACCATTAACAAGTCAACGCTACACATTAAAATCAATCTTGTAATCTCAGTCGCAGTTGCATATAACAGCAACCCGGCTTCGCTCGACAATCTCGAGCAGCTCGTCATAAGTGTTCTGAAGGTGATCCCGGTGGGGTACACAGTCGGAGCGGTTGAAAAACCAACAGTAACTCAAGTTGGCCCTTCCAATGTATTGGTGGCCGATATCAGGGTTTCTACCTACTACACACAAACAAACTAAAGGAAAATAATATGGCAACCGTAGTAATCACAGGGCGCGATATTTCTCTATCTTTCACAGGTGGAACAGATATCGAGGCACAAGCACTTTCAGCAGTCTTAACAAAGACTAACCTTCGCGAGACATACCAGACTCTCGATGGCGAGGCTTACAAGACTACAAACATCGAAGGCACATTCGCACTTTCAATGCTCGCTGACTGGGGTAAGGCTAACTCAGTATGCGAAGCTCTATGGACAGCAGCAGAGTCAGCACCAGATACAGACATCAGCGTTACACTCACAGCGGCTACAGGCGCTCAGTTCGTATTCCCAATCATGCCTGAATTTCCAACAGCAGGTGGAGCCGGAACAGATGCACAGACTGTAGACTTTACATTCAAGGTATCTAAGGGAACAGTCGCAGAGACTTTCTCCTAAACAGTAGAAACGGGAGCACACAATGCAGCAACTAATAACAATTAAATACACAGACGGAACCGAGACCAGTTACATGGTCAGGCCGCCAGATTACGCCCGATGGGAGATGGCAACTAAAAAGGTTATCTCTCAATTCGGCGGAATGTGGGACATTCTTTATGTCGCGCACAGCGCCATGAAGCGTGAAGCAGGCGGTAAGCCGACTAAGACATTAGATCAATGGATGGAATCTGTTGACGATGTTGAAGTAGGTGAAGGAGACCCAAAAGTCATCCAAGAGGAAGCGTAAGCCGACTCTTAGTTGAACTGGCAATAGCCACTCAGATTCCTATGGATCATTGGCAAAGTGCCGAGGATATTCTTACAGCTATTGAAGTACTAGAGGAGCGTAATCGTGGCAGATGAATTAGTCGCCTTCGATAAGACGGAACTTCGTATGGTATTTAAGGCTCTAAAGAATATGGGTGAGGAAGCCAACGAGGAAGCCAAGCGCCAATCAGGCGCTCTGGCTGAATTCGCTCGAGATGAAGTTATCCAGAAGGCTAACTCAATTCAAAGCAATAAGGTTGCAGGCCGAATCGCTCAGGGTTCCCGGGTTAAGAAGTCCAGCCGTATCGGCGAGATTACTTACGGATTCGCTTCTCAGAAGTTCTCAGGTGGTGCAACCACTAGAGATATCTGGGGCGGTTCAGAATTCGGTTCTAATAAGTTTAGGCAGTTCCCCGTATGGTCAGGCCGTGAAGGTCGAGGCTCTAAGGGTTGGTTTATTTATCCAACGCTACGCAAGATTCAACCACAGATCGTGGCTAGATGGACTGAATCATTCGACAAGATTCTTAAGGAGTGGACATAATGGCTACAGGTACAAGAGCATTAACGCTCAAGCTGCTTGCCGATGTCGATAACTTTACTAAGAATCTTGACAAGGCAGATAAAGATGTTGCTAGTTTCGGTGACAAGGTTGGAGACTTTGGCAAAAAAGCCGGTCTAGCCTTTGCAGCAGCAGGCGCAGCTGCCGTAGCCTATGCAGGCAAGTTAGCCATTGATGGCGTTAAGTCAGCCATTGCAGATGCAGCCGCACAAGAGAAGTTGGCTCTTACTCTTAAGAATGTAACTGGTGCTACAGATGCCCAGATAGCCGCTACAGAAGATTACATAACTAAGACATCTTTAGCATTTGGTGTTACAGATGATGAATTAAGGCCATCGATAGAGAGGTTGTCCAGGGCAACTGGCGATTTACGGAAGGCTCAGGAACTTCAGACTGTAGCCATCGATGTTGCAGCCGGTTCTGGTAAATCTCTCGAGGCAGTTACTAACGCAATGGCTAAGGCTGCTGAAGGCAATACAGCCGCGCTAGGTAAATTAGGCATTGGGCTCACATCCGCTCAACTTAAGACCATGAGCATGGATCAGATTACAGCCAAGCTTGCAGCTACTTTCGAGAACCAAGCATCTACTCAGGCAGACACATTTCAAGGCAAGTTAAACCGCCTCACTATTGCCTTCGATGAAGGTAAGGAGACAGTAGGTTCTTATATTCTTAATGCTATTACTCCGATGGTGGAGATTCTTGTTAAGAATGTCATCCCTGCTATTCAGGACTTTACTTCAAACCTAGGCGATAAACTTGCTCCAGTTATGAAAGTTATCCAACCAATCATTAACGGACTACGATCAGCCTTTAATTCAGTTAGAGATTCTCTTGCCGAGAACAATGACGAGCTTCGCCCGTTCTTTAACCTTCTAAAAAATATTACAGACTTCGTAGTAACTTATGTAGCGCCGGCTATTGGTCAAACACTAGGGCTGGCCTTTAAGGCTCTTGGTAAAATCCTAGAAGGCGTTATTGACACCTTTGCTAGTTTCGTCTCTAAGATTACAAAGATTTATGACACCATTACAGGAATCCTTAACGCTATCAAGGGTGCCGGGTCAGCAGTAGGAAACTTTATCTCTGGCGCTTCATTCCCTTCTGGTGCTACATCGCCATCGGCTCCTGTGGCTCCTACACCCGCTGCGCCTTCTATGCCTCGCTATGTTTATGCAAGTACCGGCAGTACCAATATTACCGTGAACGGTGCAATCGATAGTGAGTCAACTGCTCGCCAGATCGTAGGACTTCTCAACGATTCCTCAGCTCGAGGAACTCTCGGTGGCTCAGGGCTCGTATTCGTATGACCGCCTATACACCTTCCTATAAAGTCCTAGCTGATGGGGTTGAAGTCACAGATGTAACTATTGCCAATGTAATTGTTACTTCGGGGAGAACCGATATCAATGTCCAACCATTAGCGGGATACTGCCAGTTGCAGTTAATGAACCTAGATAACTCCAGTTATAACTTCACAGTAGGAACAGGCCTTGCGGTTGAAGTTACTAACTCGGTTGGAACTTATATCCCTATCTTTGGCGGATACATTTCAGACTTTACTATCGCTGTTAACAGAGCCGGAAATATCGGATATACCACCGTAGCAACCATTACAGCTCTTGGAGCATTATCTAAGTTGCCTAAGATTATTGATAACGGAATCTTGTCTCAAGACTTTGATGGAGACCAGATTTATACACTTCTATCAGGGTATCTCCTAGGGCAATGGAACGAAGTTCCAGCAGCTCAGACTTGGGCTACTTATGACCCAACAGAAATCTGGTCTAACGCAGTAAATATCGGCTTGGGAGAGATTGACCAACCAGGCGATTATGAACTTATTGCTAGATCATCAAGTCCTACAGACCTCTACTCACTATGCGCGGCTATTGCCAATTCTGCCTTTGGCGTTCTTTATGAAGATGCTAACGGCAATATCGGGTATGCAGACCAGACTCATCGACAGGATTACTTAGCGGCTAACGGCTACACGACCCTCGATGCTAACCATGCCAATGGGCTTGGACTAGCTTCAACCATTCGAGCTGGAGACCTTAGAAATTATTTTAATATTATTTATGACAATAATGGGAATCAGTCATACACGGCACAGGACACCACTAGCCAATCTCTTTATGGGACTTATGCAGAATCCTTTACTTCCCGCATTAAACATACATCGGATGCCGAAGCCTTGGCAGATCGCTACATCGAGCTGAGAGCCAATCCTTACCCTAAGTTTGAAAGCATTACCTTTACTCTTGGAAATCCCGAAATAGATGATGCTGATAGAGATGCCCTTATAAACATATTTTTAGGCCAGCCAGTCTGGATTCAGAATCTACCGCCTAACATCGCTAATGGCTCCTTCCAGGGATACATCGAGGGATGGACATTCAGGGCAAGCCTTAATAACCTAAGCGTGACTTTCAACGCTTCTCCAGTAAACTTCTCCCAAGTTGCGGTAAAATGGGAGCAGGTAAATGCAGCGGAGACATGGAACACACTTAACACCAGCCTAACCTGGCTAGATGCGATAGGAGTAGTAGCGTAATGGCAACAACAACCACAAACTTTGGGTGGGATATCCCTCAGTCGACAGACCTAGTAAAGGATGGCGCTACCGCCATTGCTGCACTTGGCCAAGATATCGACACAGCCTTTATCGACCTTAAGGGCGGTACTACTGGTCAAACTTTAACCAAGGCATCTGGAACAGACCTTGATTTCTCATGGGCAGCTGCTAGTTCAGGGGCATTTACAAAAATTCAAACCGGAACATTTACTTCAAGTTCAGCGGTCAATGTGAATTCGGTGTTCAGCGCAACATATAAAAATTACATGATCGTGGCTGAAGTAACCAACTCAAGCAACGATAACGATGTACGGTTAAGATTACGCTCATCTGGAACAGATGCGACCACTAATTACTCGATTCTGGGAGCAATTTCAGCGGGGTCAAGCGTAAGCGCAGATAACTCGACAGGCAGCTTCCCAGTAATTAGAGCTGGCGGCACAACAATGGGATTCGGTGACGCAATAATTTTTAGCCCATTCACGGCAAGTTATACAGGCTGGACTTCAACATCGATTGGTGCTGCTGGTTATTGGGCAAGCCAGAGTGGCAGACATACAGCAAACACTTCTTATGACGGATTTTCTTTGATTCCAAGTTCAGGAACAATTACTGGCACATATACTCTTTACGGATTGGCGGCGTAACATGGCAAAAATCTACATTACTGAAGATGGTAATCGCGTTGAAGCAACTGGTGAAGTTCTACAACAGATTCTCGACACTCAGGCAGAATTCGAAAATATGCGAATTGCTAAAGAGGCTGAAGAAGCGGCTAAGGCAGAGGCCAAGGCTGCTCTCTTGGCTCGCCTAGGTATTACAGCTGAGGAAGCTGCTCTGCTCTTGTCATGACCCCCAAGTTATGCAAAGCCGGTCAGCAGTTAAGGCTTCAAGTCGATGATTCTTACCCAGACAGAGATAGAACCTCTGACGGGTGGATTGGGAACTTGGCTCACCAAAATACTAAGTCGGATCATAATCCAGATAAGGCTTATGGAAATGTTGTCCGAGCAATTGACCTTGACCGAGATTTATCTGGTAAAGCAAAGCCAGACCTCATGCCTTATCTTGCTGATGAAATTCGAAGATTCGCAAAGAAGGATAAGTCAAAGCGAGTGGCCTACATCATTTTCAATGGCAGAATCGCATCGTCTCGCATGGGCTGGCGCTGGAGAACTTACAAAGGATCTTCACCGCATACTGCGCATTGCCATATCTCTTTCACTAAGAAGGGCGATGCAGATGGCTCGTTCTTTAATATCCCAATGATAGGTGGCACCGTATGAACATGAAGAACCCAGCAATCCTTACAGCAGGTGCGTTCCTAGCTGCATGGGGAGCATCTAACTTTGCACTCGATTATCGTTCAGTTCTCTGGGCGGTATTAGCAGGCGTGTTCGGATACGCAACTCCTAAAAAATGAGCGCAGTTGACCTCGCAGCTTGGGCTGTAGGAGTAGTTACAGTCCTTGGTGGCGTGGCAACTTACACGCAGTTCATGATTAAGCATTACTTGACAGAACTTAAGCCCAATGGCGGCTCAAGCATTAAGGATCAAGTCAATAGATTAGAAACGCGTGTCGATACAATCATCGAGATGTTAGGTAAGTAACACTTATCCTATGGCAAGGAAACGACCAGTCATAGACTTAGATACTTACAGCAAACTCGATGCTTATTGCATTGCTATGAATGAGTATTACAAGTCATTACGCAGAGCAGGATTCACAGAGACTCATGCCTTCTGGCTGCTCTCAGATCGTGAAACC